TTCACTCGCTCCTTCAGGTAAAACAGTTCTCTTAAAATTTACATAGCCCTCGGCTTGGGCCTTGTCAAGCTTAATAGTAATCTTCATTCTTCCTCTATTGTAAGTGTCTAATTTTACTTTCGCATCCTTTAAAGAGATAGAAACCTTATTTGAGGCTTCTTCCTGTAATGATTCAGACATGCGCTATTATAGCTGTGGAGACTTCAGATGCCAAAGAAACCATCAAAAAAAGAGCCGGTCGCCGCTGACTACCTAGAGGGTCTGTCTGGCGGAAAAAAGCGGTCAGTGAATTCTCGTAGGAAAGGTGTCAACTTTGAAAACAAAGTATGCAAAATGCTGAATGCTAGATTTGACACGACAGACTTCATGAGAAGTCCCGGCAGCGGCGCATTCGCGACATCCCATAAGCTTCCTGAACATTTGATGATCTACGGTGACCTCATCACCCCTCAGAACTTTGCCTTCTGCATAGAGTGCAAGAAGGGCTACAACAAGGTCTTTATAGACGATCTGTTCAAGGATTCCTCGGAGGTGTGGAAATTTTGGAGGCAGGCAGAAAGAGACTCGAAAAAATCCGGGAAGCTGCCTTTAATAGTTTGGCAGCAGGATAACAAATCTATACTTGCTATAACTGAAGATGTATTCAAGATTACAGAAGTAGAACTTCAAGCTATAAGATATAAAAATATATTAATACACAAGCTTGATGATCTACTACAGAATACAACAAATAATTTTTGGTTTACGAATCAAGCATAAACAATTTTTTAAATAATTTTGATTGCAAGATTAGTGTTTCTTTCAAGATTGTAAGTGTATCTTTCTTATTCTTGTTTATAGAAATACTTTCTGATTGTTGTTCAGTAGGCTGCATATCTTGCATCTTAAGAGGCTCTCTTTCTCTAGTTACGTCAGCTATCAAGGCTTTATTTGCATGAACTTCTGCGCTTCTTCCTGCATAATAAGTCTTAAGGCTCTTCCCAGAATCATCTGCAATAGAAAGATTGTATCTCCCTTCACTGGATAACTCTCCTAAACTTACGGAATGCCCTGGACTTCCCTCTAAAAAGCCTCTCCATAGTCTAGTGCAAGCTTCATTATGGTCGAAGCTTATTCTTCTTGCAGCTCTAGAGCCTACTCTTGGGTAATGAACAGTTGTAAGCATTTTTTCGTTAGTTGTCGCAGGCATGGTAGCTAGTATTGCTACTGCTGCTTTTTCAGATTGTGAAGCTGAATCTGATATACCCTTTTCAAAGAAGGCTCTAGTTTGCTGAGTGTTCATAGCTTCGGCTAGAGTTTTCTTATATTTCTCTATTGCATGTGGATTTCTAGAGTCGATTGCTTGCCTCAAGGCTTCAGAGGCCATTCTGACTGGGTGGTTTGCTTCTGCATACATACCTTCAATTTTCTCTAAGTAAGCTTGATGGCTGCTATCCGTAGTATTTCCTACTTTTTTTATCCCAATCTTTTCTATTCTTGCTTTTACTTTTTCTAGCTCTTGGTGATGCTCTCTTAACAAGTTTAGACCTTCTTGAGATACCTCAGAAGGTAGACCTAATGATTTTGTAGTTTGATCTATCCAGTCTCTTTCCTGCTTCGTTTTCGGATTAGCTATTGATTCAAGAGTGCTGGATTCTGCCCCGGAGCCTAAAACTGCGCCATCATCTCTTAGATAATTTTTAATACCTTCTGGTATTACATAAACTTGTCTGTCTTCATTAAACTCTCCATCAGGACTAGATAATACTTTTGTCCCTGCTAGTGCTCTTCTCATTTCATCAGAATCGTTGAGTATCTCTCTCATGGTCTTTACTTGAACATAGCTTTTAGCTGTTTTTCGATCTATTCCATGAGCTTCCATAAGCGATGTTATCGCTGATTCCTCATCATTGTAAGCATAAACTAAATCTCTGCGAGTTCCATTTTTCGTGACAGCCCCAGTTTGAACAACTAAAGGGTTACCCATCTCTTCAATTCTTTCTTTAGCTAAAGCTAGTTCATAGTAAAGATTGGGAGTTAAGTCCTTACATTCAGACATTGTTCTTAGTCCATCGCTAATTTGCCTGAAAGCACCTAAACTCTCCGCAGGAATTGAAGATTCTCCTGAATTAAATCCTTTAACAAAGTCTTTTGTTTCTTTTAGATATCTGCATAAACCTTTAATATCTTTTAATATTGAGTTTAATGCTTGATCAATTTCTTTTTGCTTTTCTTCGTTATCTGGGGAGTTTTCATAAAGCACAGCCAAGCCAGCAAGCTTGTGCATGTATTCTTTAATTGTTCCCATTAAGTTATTCTGGTTACCGCTCTTAAAGTTTCCAGCATCGTGAACTATAAACTTAACATCAATAAGCGATTCAGCAGCAATAGCTAAGTCTTGAAATTGTTCAAATCTATCTTTTATTGCTATATAAGATCCACTGCCCTTGATAAGAGCAAAACCATCCGTAGTAAATTCTATTAGTTCTGTTAGTTCTTTTTTCTCTGCTTCTGTTATTTGGCTTGGATCTTTAGACATTAATTCTACAGCCTTACCAAGATTTTCTATAGTTGCTTTTACATCTTGTAAAATTACATTCTTATCTTGGTAAGCATCACATTTTTCATCTCGCTTTTCCGGATCTAAACAATTACTAAATAAAGCAAACTTAGCAGTTTCTCCATTAAAGTTTTTTGGATTTCTTAATTGTTTAAAAATAGCTAGTTGATAAGAAAATTGAAGTTGTTCTTTTAGTTCTTTTTCTGAAGAAACATAAGATCTTAAGTTTGAATCAGATTCTATAATTCCTACAGCATCACAAAAATTACCAATGTTTATTGATCTGGTAGCCTGTAAAGCTTTTCTAGCTAATTCAGTTGGATTACCCTTACTGTCTTTCTTTTTAGATAATGCTCTAAGATTCTTTTTATGATGACTCAATCTTAAGGAGCAAATACCTTGCCTCTGTCCCGCATCATTTAGTCGATCAAATAGTGTTGAAATTTGCTGCTGTGCCTCTTCAACAACCCTGTTTGAAACTTTCTCTATTCTCTTTTTAGCAGCATCAGAGTAGCCTTTTTTGGTTTTTACTTTTGCTCTGGTCGGTCCTTCTACTGCTGCGGGAGTTAATGCAGCAGCGTCTTGTCCTGGGGCACCTACTAGTGCAGTGGCTACAGCTTTCTGTTGTTTAGGTGCTGTTGGTTTAATGAGTCTACCATCCTCGGTAAAATTAATGTGGCCTCCAGGAAGCCCAGACTTAGCACCTAAAAAAAACTGTCCTCTTCCTAAATCAAAAGCTTCATAGCTAACATTTCCTTGAGAGCCTTTAACCGGAGCTTTTTTAGTAGCTCCCTTAGCAGCTTGGGCTGTAGACTGTAAGAAAGTCTGTAACTCTTGGAACTTTTGTGTATAGTCTTCTTCCTGCTCGTTGAGTCTATCTAGACAGCAACTTCGATTATTGTAAGACTCTATTATATCAAAAAAATTTATCATGATACGAAAAAACCCACCTATAGTATTTATAGGCGGGTTTTAAGTTTTAGTTAAAAGTTTTTATCAGCCGTCTTGTGATAAGACTTGACCGACAGACTCAAGAATATTCCCGAAGGCACGTAAACCTGCGGCTACACTCTCTGGTTCTGCGAAGTAGGTCATGAAGTCGTATCTGAAAGTTACTTCGAATGTGTGGAATTCATTGTTAGTGCTGTAGTTAGCTTCACTTGGCTTGAATGAGGTTGGGAAGATACCATAGTAAGTAACAACCTTGAGAACGTTTCTAGCGTTATCTAGGTATAGAACATCCATGATAGTGCTCTTAGCTCTTTCAGCCCCTGCTACGATGCCTGTAGCTGGGTTGTAAGCTCCGTTTTGGAACCAGCTATAAACACCTGCAATAGCATCAGCTTTCAGAAGGTGATCGAAAGTGATCGTTAACTCATCGGAGTCAGCACCACCAGGATAGTAGTAAGTATCGTTCAGTCTTCTGACTGGGATAGTTTCTACCTTGTGGCCGGAGGAAGTTACCTTCTTAGCAGCTAGGACTACATCGTCTGTTGCATAGGATCTGCTGATTGGAGCATTTCTGATTCTAATCTCAAAGTTATAAGCTCTGATAGAATCTAACTGCTGAGAAAGCTTAGGGATGTTCCTAGTTGCGCTTTTAGGATCAGTCCCTAAGTTATCAGCTCTAAAGTCTGCTTTGTATCTACTAATAATAGCCATTTTTAATCACCTATCAATTGATAACTGCTGATTGTGAGGTTAGGTTTAGTTCGAAGACGATTGCCTCGGCAGTCTTCGTTGGCTTAACGATAACCTTACACCACAATTCGTTTCTGTCTACTCTTGCAGGAGTATTTGTTGTTTCATCACACTTAACTCGGTATTCTACAATACCTCTGCTGGACTTGATCGGAGCCAGAACTGCGTTTGCAGCGTCACCAACTCTTTCCCAAAGAATCGGATCATTTGGCTCGAACAGGAAGTCCTGAACAGAAGCTAGTAGAGCCTTCTTAAGATATATAGAGAGTAGACGAACATTAACTCTATCAAGCGCCGTTGGTGCTCTTTGTGATGTTCTTTGTCCAAAGATAGTGATACCTCTTTGTGGGAAGTTAACTATTGGGTTGATAGCATTGCCACCGCTATACATTGCATCTCTATCGCCCTGACCTAAATTAACCTCTACGTCAGTTGGCTTAGTTAGACGACCTCTGATAAATCCTGCTGGTGCGAACCAGAGTTCTGATGTTGCAGCAGTGTAAACAATTTGACGAGCACCATAGATTGCAGGATCTAACCAAGCATCTCTAGCATATGCAGGGACATAAGTCTGAACATAAGGCCAGTAGATGGCTGCATAAGAGCTGTTAATTGGTGCTGTTCTATCGTCTGCAAATCCATTTGACCAATCAATTGCCTGCTGAACATTTAGTTTTCCTTGAGGTGGTGAGACCACAGCCATAAAGTTTGTGGTTGTCTCAGCTAAAGTTATAAGAGCATTTTGAATTGCTTGATCATGTAGACCAGGAATGACGGCAATTGTCAAGTTTAGAAGATCGTCATCAAGAGCATAAAGTCCAGTCTTATCTGCTGAATCTCCAATTACAGTTGCAACATAAGAAGAAGGAGAACCGTTATTACCTCCAGATAGAGCGTATGTAGCGTCTAGTGGTTTGACAAATCTGATTCCTGCAACCACTGTGCCAACTGTTTCTGAGCCATAAGCAGCTTCAATCTCACTTTCTTGAGTTATGGCAGAGACAGGATCGCTGAAGTGGGTTACCCCAGATGGGCTAGACAGCAGACTTCCAGAAACATAAAGAGCACCAGTAATAACTTCTGATGTAGCATTGTCAACCGTTGCTCCAATTACTGTTGGTAAGAAGAAGTCTCCTTTCTTCA